TGTGGGTTAGTTATGACATAAGTTTGGGCTTCTGACTGACTTGCCCAACCGCCAATGGTAAATCCTACTAAAAAAATAATCAGTTCTTTCATCACTTATTCCTTATTGGTGGGGTTACTTATACTCCGTATGCAAAGCGGTAAAACCGTGTACTTTCACCCCGTATATTATCGACAAATTGTTACCCATTGGCAGCCACCGCCACCGCATACATACTGTTGCCAGCATTGTGCTTGTTGAGCAATAACAATACCTACTACAAAAAATGCTGCAAATCCGGCTAATGCTTTTTTCATGGTTTTCTCCTAAAAAGGCACATCGTTAAGAACTTCTTTGCTTACCTGTTGCGTGGGTATTGCTTTATCTTCAGGTGGGTTTAGGTAAGCGATTAAACCGCCTTCTTTTAATGCAAACAACGGTAATGTCTCTAGTTTAAGCATAAGGCCATGTTTGGTGTCCATAATTACGCCAATGCTTGCATACCGTTTTTTCATCTTGCCATCGGTTTTATCTTCGTATTCCGATACGGCTGCTTTTACAAAATATTGAATTGCCATTATTGATTCTCCATAAGTTTTACTTCTGCTGCGACTTCATTTAAAAATAACTGTATTTCTGCTTCCATGTACAAGATAAACTCAGGGTCTCTAGGTACATTAACTATCAACAGTTGACTGCGTTCCGGCATTCGTGGGTCAAAAGACACAAAGTCGCACGATTTAGCACCAGTCACCGCCATTTGAGCCTGCATCTGAATAAAGTACTTTTTAGGTGGTTCTTTAGCCTTAAAGTATTCCCAATGTGTGGCTGAATTTGGGCATTTTATTTCGATGAGGTTTTCACCAACCAGGCCGTCAGGTGAACATCCAAACCATTCAATCGTAGGATGGTCAATAAAAGCCACTTGGTCTACAAAGTTACCTGTTTTGACCTCGTATGCGACTCTAGCTTGCGGCTCAGTTGCAGTACCCCACGCCATGGCATCATTGGTATATGATGGTTCAATGGTCTTGGTGGTTCTTTGCAAGGCAAGCTCAATCAGATAGTTTTGCCGACTCGCTGAAGGGCCAGTCTTTGTCCTCGCAAGGATGTCGGCTACCCTAGATGCGGTTACCTTACCCCTGCGGAGTTCATGCCATTCTGGTGTGCCTTGTTCAATCATTTACGAGCCTCTCTTTCTTTGCGTAAGATTTCGTCAAACATTGCTTTTAGTTCCCAACTCTGCTTTTTTGGCATCTTTGGCGGTTGAAATCTTGGCAACTGCTGATTTATCTTTTGAGAGGGCGCTATAGGCTTTTCCATAAGTAGCTTTCAGTTCGTCAATGGTTGTACAGGTTTGAATTAAAGCGACCCATAAATCGGATTCTGCTGTCAAATCAGGTGTTGGCTCGTCAGGTACATCTTCACCGGCATAAATGTATAAACCTAGACCATGTAAGGCAATGGCTTTGGCTAGGCAGCGTTGCATAGCTGTGTTTACATCCATAGCGTTAGGGTTGGATATAGCTTTGTTTTGGTGATTTAAAACAGGTAGCTGTGATGTCATGGTCTTACCGAAAGCAGTAACAGAACAGAAAACCATTAAAGTATCGCCAAACTGCATAGGGGGTTGGTAGTCCCAGGTAGCGGATGGGTCAATCTGTAGGAGCTGGTCTACTGCCCATGCCCATGACAAGTAGGTAAATTTACCTTTTTTGTCTGTATGTTCGTTTACATTAATCTTGCGTATTTCGTTATATGTAGTCATCACTTACTCCTTATTGGTTATCTAATACTGCATCTGTAGCAAAACGCTCTTGGTACTCATACGACATATTCCATAACTTACGACCTAAAGCCATAAAGTCACGCTTTTCTAGCATTTCTTCTAATTGAGCTACAACTTCAGGGTCTTGTACACCTTCAAATGCTTCGCAGAAATTACCCCAGTTGCAAGGGTTATATTCGTCTTTCATAAGTTCTGCGACTTCGCATTGGAACTCGTCTGAGCCCGTGTAATCATCTTCGGGTTCGTAGTACGCATCATGACTGTTCATATTAAACACCCATCGCAAACATTGCGCCCAAGACTGCGCCCAAAACTAAGGCGCAAAGTACATCAAAAAATGTTGGTTTCATCACTTACTCCTTTACTGTTGAACTAGACTCTACTATACCTTAAAAATATAGGTTGGTATAGTTTTTTAATAGGGACTTTCCCTAATAAGTATATTTTTATATAGTTTTCGTATATGATAGCCAAAAAGGAGAATTACATGACCCCATCAGATTTATTAAAAATTGAGTTTGGAAGCCTGGTAAACCTTGCTGAAAAGCTAGGAATACAGCCACAAACCATTTATTTATGGAACTCCACCAAGATTCCATTTAAATATTTACGCCAAATTGAGCAGCTTTCAGAGCTTCGTTTGACAAGAGAAATGCTAAGACCAGACCTATTTAAAAAGGACTGAAATGCACTATTTTAATTTCAACATAGGTGACTATGCTTCTCATACTAGGCATTTAAGCCTATTGGAAGATTTGGCTTATAGAAGGTTAATTGATGCTTATTATTTGGCAGAAAAACCATTTACAGGTTGTCCAGCAGATATTGCCAAAGACATTGGCATGATGTCTGAGATAGAAGAAGTCTACTATGTCCTAACAAAATTCTTTGAGTCTACAGAGTCTGGTTGGATAAACAAAAGATGTGATGAAGAAATTGCTAAATATCATGAAAAACAAGAACAAGCGGTTAGGGCTGGTAAAGCATCTGCTAAAGCTAGGTTTAACAAGCGTTCAACGACCGTTCAACCAACCAATAACCAAGAACCAATAAACAGTATTGGTGTAGCTAAAGCTACCAAAGGTACAAGATGGGAAAAGGGTCTTGCATTACCAAATGAATGGATTGAGTTTTGTGCCAAAGAACGAAAGGATTTATCTGTAAACAAGGTTTTTGAAGAATTTACAGATTACTGGGTTTCTGTGCCTGGTCAAAAAGGCGTAAAGCTAGATTGGTCTGCAACTTGGCGCAACTGGATTAGAAATCAAAAAGCAGGACTTTCCGTAGTTAAACCTAAACAAGCATGGGAGTAAGTGATGATTGGACATAATCAAATAATTGCAATGCGTATGGCTGGTAATAAGCCTAAATCCGTATTTGTGCAGTTTGGCAAAACATTTAACGCAGAAAAGGATGTAGCTGACGGAATCATTCCTACGGTATGGATTGACGATAGAGACCATCAAAAGCTGGTGGACTTGACCTGGGCTAAAGACCTAAACATTCAACTAATGCCAGCTAAAGACATTATCCAGTTTACAAAGTGGTGGGTTGCCCTGGTAGATGCGGAAGTCAATACAATCATCGGCCTTGACAACGATGGAGAGATTAATGTTTATAGAAAAGGATGATATTGACTGGTTGAAATACAGCCAGGACACCAATGTTAAGCGCAAGATTAGGGAAAAGTCGGACTATCAAGAGTCCCTAGATGACTACTTTGCCGGTAATTTATACGCTAAAGGGTGTGCATTACCTTGGGAAAAAGCTAGAAATATCTCAATTAGACCTTCTGAAGTCAGCCTTTGGGCTGGTGTAAACGGACATGGAAAGTCGCTGTTGTTGGGCCAAGTCGTGCTTGGATTGGTTGAGCAGGGTCAGAAATGCCTTATTGCCAGCTTTGAGATGCGACCTGAGATTACCCTGGCTCGTATGGTAAGACAGGCTGCAGGTCAGAAAAGACCTAGTCCGTTTGCAACCCAGTCCTTTTCCAACTGGAAAAAAGACCAACTTTACCTATACGACCACCACGGGATGATTGATGTTCAGCAAATGCTTGCAGTCTGTCGGTATGCCACTACAGAACTAGGAATTACCCAAATCGTCATAGATAGCCTTATGAAGTGCGTTAAGGGTGAAGATGATATGAATGGTCAAAAGGACTTCGTAAACGCCTTGTGCGCCCTTTCAAGGGATTCTGGAGTGCATATACACTTAGTTCACCACATGAGAAAGGGAAGTGACGAGAAATCTATAGGTGGAAAGTTTGATTTAAAGGGTTCAGGGTCGATTACTGACCAGGCTGACAATGTGTTTATTGTTTGGAAAAATAAGGAAAAAGCGCAGCTTGTGGCAGAAAACCCACATTATTTTGATAGAGAAGTGCCGGATGCGGTCTTGGTTTGTGAAAAACAACGAAATGGCGAGTGGGAAGGCAAGCTAAAGCTATGGTTTGATTACAAGAGCCAGCAATTTATTGAAGAAGCAGATACACCAATACACCGTTATTTGGAGAATTAAATGGAAGAAATTAACCCAAACGCAGCAGTAGACTTTTTACTTAAAAATGCCGGTTTATTCGCTAAAGCTAAGTCTGAAAGGGTGTATTTAGAGGAATTTCGCAAGTCTAAAAAGGCTCTTTTAATGCAAGAAGCCTTCTTTGCTGGGGTAGATACTATGGCAGGCCAGGAGAGAGATGCGTATGCTAGGCAGGAATACCGTGACTTATTGGATGGTTTAAAGGAAGCAGTTGAAGTAGAGGAAACATTGAAGTGGAAGATGACAGCAGCACAGCTTAGAGTAGAGATTTGGAGAACTTTACAAGCAAATAATCGTTTAATTGATAAATCAACCGTATAGGAGAAAACATGGCAACTTTTACATTATCTGAACTAGAGCATCCAATTCCTTTTTATGGCATTTACAAGGAAAAAGATGGCTCTTTAACCATTAATGCAGAGGAAAATATGGAAAAACTAGCTATAGCACCTAAAAGCGCATTTAAGTACAGTAGTGGCGCAGATGTACAGAAAGTCTGGAAAGCCTATGGTTGGACTCCACCATCAACTGTTCGCAATGACTACCTGTTTAAAGCAAACAGACTAGCAAGCGGTTTAAGCAAGTAAGCTAGACACCATCCTGATTTTGGCAATACGGTCATTAATACCAATCAAACCACCGTTAATGCGCTTAGTCAGGGTGTCAATGTCCATCTTATCGGCTAGGGCATTTAACTGTTTACGATTCCAAAACCAGCCTGCGGATAGGGCAGCGTATTTAGGGGTCGATAACAGCTCAGGATTGGCAAGAAAGTCCACGCCAAGGGCATTACTACAGTTTTCGTAGTTCTCCTTGCCAGTAAGCTGTATAAGGCCTCTACCGATGTATTTAGCGGCTTCTTCTTCGCTAGTATTGCCCATGCGCCCGTTATAGACCTTACCGGCTATCTTGGCAGGCTGTCTTTCATACTTTTCAGCAATATCAGCATCAGGGAAACGACTAGGCCAAGTAGCCATTAAAGCCTTGGCAGAATAGTTTAGGTTCTCAACTAAGTGCTTATAACCGCCTGATTCGTGCATAGTTTGACCAATAAAACAGGCTTGACGATTAGGGGTAGAAATATCGTACTTTTCAAAGGTTTCATTAAGTGGCTCTAACCATTCTTCATTCAGACCTAAAGCCTTTAATTGTTCACTCGTCATTGTTTTGTCCTAACTTAATTCCTGTGATTAGACCAATAAATCCACCAATAATCGTTTGAAATGCAGGGGTAATGGCTTCAAATATCTTGTCGTTACTGACATTGGCATCAAACATTCCAATAGTCATAGTGCCTACCATTCCTATTACGACAACGCATAAGGTAATAGTCACCATGAAAGTAACATACGAACTTATCTTACTTTTCTCCATTTTTACTCCGCATATCAATGATTTTCTCTAAAGTTCTACCTCCAAAGTAGAAGCTCATTATCAACATACCCCATTGTCCTAATAGTTCTACATAGGCTTTATTGGTGTCTATGTCAAATGCAGACATCATTGCAAAGGTAAAGTACCCTGCTAGAATGGCTATAAGGGTCATTGGCCTAATATTCTTAGAAAGCCAACTATCAGATGCCATGTCTGCTGCTTGTCGTTTTGATAATTCTTGCTGTTCCGCAGTATCTGCCTGTAGCTCTGCCAACCTACCTTGTTGTTGTATTTCTAGCAGTTTTGCCTGGGCTTCTGCTTTGGCTGCAGGGTCAGGAATAACTTTGTCTAGGATTTTCATTCCTACGCTAATGATGTCATCTACTCCAAACATTACTTATCTCCCCAAACTATTGCCCACGCTATCCAACCTGCCACAATTAAACACATTAACTGCGCCCTACGAATATTCTTTAAATCACCGTCATATTTCTGTTTTTCTTCTTTTTCCAGCTTTTCTAATTCGTTCTTTATCTTCAAGATTTCAGCCCATTCTTTTTCGCCTAACGCAGTATTCTTAAATTGCCGCAAGAATTCCACCTTTAAGGTGTATTCTTCTTGGCTAATTAACTTGCGCTGACGGTATTCAGCTAAAGCCTTGTGTATTGCTAAACGCTGCTTTACTTGTGCTTCTTTTTTAGCCCTTAATCTGTCTTGGGCTAATTGTGTTGCTACATCCGTTCCGTCTTTTTGGAACGCTTCTACTTGTTTAGTTAATGACTTGGCGCTATTCCTTGCAGAATCAAGGCTGTCTGTAAGGGTTTTGACATCCACATTATTTGCCTGTAAACCAATGTAATACCCATCCACCAAGTGTAGACAATACGGCCAGCATAGAAATACCTAACCAAGCCATACCAGCCTGTTTGTTTGATTGAGCTATTAGATGGTCAAGTTGAGTTTCCATTTTATCTATCTTTTTTTCCATAGAATCAAACTTTGCTTCGTAATTCTCAACTTTTTGCCAAAGAACTCCATAACGGACAAGGTCTATTTTTCCGTCATCCATACTACGCCTTCATAATGTACGCAAGAGCTAAATATGGTGGCAAATTAGCGTTAGTAGCAGAATTACCTGAAGTGCTTGTAGTGCCTGAATATCCGTGATTGTGGTCATTTGATGCGCTACCAGTACCAGTAATTCCTGTAAAAGAACCATTGGTTGAAATTCTTGAAGTTGGAAATTCATTAGATGCTGGGTCTGCAACGCTAAGTGCTGAACCAGCACCGCCAGTGCCAACAATAGTGTTATTGCTATGTGTATGGCCTGGGTCACTAATTCCGTGTGTATGACTAACGCTTTGTCCACCAGTAGTTCCACTAAATGTATGGGTGTGTGATACTAAAGTTGCATCAGCAGAACCGCCTGTAGCGTTTACTGCATAAGTAGAGCCAGCACCAACAATAAAGCGACTACGCAAATCAGGAGTGCCGTTTGCGCCATTACATAAATACCATCCAGCAGGAATAGAAGCAATAGAACCTGACCACATGGTAATAATGCCAGTCGGCAACAATACGGCTAATTGACCAAAAGCAACTGCATCAGTTGATGTTGTGCCGTTAGCCAATCCCGTAATCTTGTTATTGCCCATTGGTAAATTAGCAACCATAGATGTTTGACCATCGGTGGCAATCGAATTTGTCAAGGTTGTAGCAATATCAGTAAGGGTAGTATTAGCCCAATTTGATGTAATGGTCGTGCCTGTCGTAACAGGGTTTCCAACTGGTAATGTGTAAATACCACTAACTCTAGGCATATTATTTTCCTTTTAATGCTTTAGCCATATCTTCTGGGCTGTAATTAATTGATTCTTCTATCTTTTTCTTTAAAGCAGATTCTTTGCCTTTTTCTACAATAAACTTAGATACTGAACCTATACCCGGTATTCTACCCAATGGAGTCTGATTTACTTTGTCTAAAGCAGTAAATATTACATTTGGATTAGAACTTGCAGTATTAGAATAATTTGTAGCGCCTTTTAATGGGTTATTAACAGTCATTGTGTAGTCTAAAAGGTCTTTAATTTCTTGAGCACCTTTTTTACCAAACAAGTAATCTAATTTGCCATCTTGGTCTAAGGTGGTGACTAAAGCTTTAAACTTTGCTGGAGATACTACTGGATTGTCAAATGCATCTTTATCAACATTTTTTGTAACTTGGTCTTTGATGTATTGAATAGTTTGACCTTGTAGTTCTTTCCAGGCTTGTTGACCTTCTGGCCCAGCTTTCTTCAAGGTTCTACCAATAGCTGCAACGTCGTCTCTTGTTCCATTTAAAATGGCATGGTCAAATACATCTTCAAAGCCTACAGCCCTATCTGTTGTGCCAGGCTTAGTGCGTAAAAGTTTGTCTACATATCCAATATTTTCAAACTCACGACCATATTTAGTGCGTAATGCTCTAGCTTCTTTATATAATTTACCGCCTTGACCTTCAGTAATCTGATTAATCAAGTCTTTCATTTCCTTAGCATAAGTACCAGCAGGCGTGCCAGGTTCGTAGTTTTTATTAATAAACTGGTAAATATCTTCAAGTTGATTAATAGAGATTTGACCTGTTTTAGATACATCATTACGAGCAATTTCTTCATCTACTGCGCTAAGAATTGGGGCTAATTTACGCTTAACGGTAGGTGTTTGTTGGTCAATATAAGTTTTTAAAGGTGCATAATTTAATGGTTGTTGGGTTTCACCAGCTTCTCTAGCAGCCGTGTAAGCAGTATTAATCTGTTGTTTTGCTCTATTTGCCGCGTTTACAAGCGCTTTATCTACCACTCGACCTGTTTCTCTTAATCCATAGGTTTCTTTGCCTGTAGCATCTACATAGGCATCAAAGTTCTGCAAAATAGTGTCATTTCGTTTAGCTTGGGCTTCAATTAATGGTTTACCTAATTCTGGTAATTGTTTAGGTGTTTCGATTTCAAACTTCTGTTCACCCAAATCCCTTAGTGCTTGTCCCTTACTAACAGTTCCAGGCACTCTTAATTGATTTGCTAACTGAACTCTTGCAACAGCTTCTGGCACTTTAGCAGCGCCTA